TCCGATCTGTTCAACTCGAAGAAGCACCCCCCGAAGGCGGTGACGCTCCGGAAGGAGCGTCTCCGCCTCTCCCAGTGGCTTAGCAGCCACACTTATCGCTTAATCGCGATAAGCCCACCTCAGTTTGATGCGAGTCGACTGAGGGCGACCAGCAAACATGAGATGCTTACTGTCGAGGGGTTTATCACCCTTCTTCAGGAAGAATTTCATGAGGGCGCCATACCCATCGAGTTTGTCAACTCGAGGTGTATCGTGCTTGACATAAGCCTTAACCATAGGCCTATGCAAGTTTGGACACATTTTATCAGCCTCCAAAAGAGGCAGAAATGTGTGGCGACCCACCGCGTTGGAAGTTTCCTCAACGTATGGATAGAAGCCACCAAGAACATCGTTCAAGATGGCGTCGCACCATGCGACAGTCTTCCAGTAGCCAGCCTTATAAAGCTGGTTTCTGAAAGAACTGAAGGATACAACCTCGTCGGTCTGCTGCCGTTGCTGGGGTATCATTCGACGAAGACGAATTGGTGTAATCCATTCTCCATCGTAGAAATCCCCGCCGCAAGACTCTCTGAACTTCCCAGTCCAGAATGACTTGTTAGCGTTAACTTTGTAACCCAAAAGTTCCAAAGTAGTGGCAACGGTCTCCGCGTATTCTACAGGGATAATTATATCATCTCCGTAGACGCGCACTCGGCCCCTAAACTGTCTTAACAGCTTAGGGGTAACTGGTGTGTTAAGCTGTCGTGAAATTCCCATGAAGATGATGGTCAAGAAAACCATAGCTTCTACAGGAAAACACAAAGCTGAACCCATCGACGCGAACTTGGACAGACGAAGTACGCCATGTCCAGGTACATCAGCCTTCCTAGATCTACTCGCTTGAACGAACTCATTAAGAGTTCGCCACGGGCGAAATAGCTCTAGTACATGCTGATTGGAAACGCGATCGGATGCTTCACTAAGATCTAGTGTAGCCAGGGAACCATTATATGAACCCTGTCTTGCCATCTCCTGGTTAGGGATTTGGTCAGTAAATCCGATCATGGATCCGACTAACGAATCGGATTCCAATCGAGGAATCAGAACGGAGAGAATGCCTTGTTGCACAAATTGCATGCAAGTCGGCTCAATCGCAATGATCCTAGGCGCTTTCAGCGTTTTTGGGACGCATATGACTCTAACAGCCATTTCGTCCTTGGGTTCGCGGATGTCAACACTACCAAACGGCTCATCAAGAGCCGCCAGGTAATTAGGGTACATCCACTCTTGATGAGGGAGTACCTTTTCGAGCCTGGAGGTCCAATGCATTCGACTGTATTTCTTGTTAGAACTCAGTCGGTCAGCAGTGGCACCAGGTCCGTGCTTCGGAATAATGGAGAAACCCTCAAGTTGAGAGTTCACCTCGTTAAATACCGAAGAGTACAGAATAGCAGAAATCTTGGAGAATTCCTTACGGAGCTCTCCAGTGAATTCCCGTTCTGATACTTTGACATCCAACTCACACTGGACATACGCAGCTAAGGCTGCTTCCTCACGATGAGGCGCACACTTGATGTTAATCTTCGAAAACATCGAAGTAAACTGGTGTATTCCAGAAATAGCATCAAGATTAGCGTTGTCCAGTAACACGCCAGACCGCTTGTCGAAGATGAGCTCGAGGAAACCTCCGAGAAATCGGGGGAGCCCTCCTGCCCGGGAAAATCCCTTAAAGGCAGATGGAGCGACATAGCCTTGATCAAGACTTTTTGTGAAGTCCTTATTAAAGCTAGCCAGGGTTATCGTTAAAAACGATAGCCCCTCATCATCGACGCGACGTTTGACAGTATTATAGTCAAACGTAGCACTAGCGTCGCATCGATCCCCGATTTCATCGAGGATCATCCTTACAAGAGACATCAGGCTTTTCATAGTCCCTCCTAAAGAGGTTAGCTATCCATAGCTAATGACGTCTCTCCTCCCGTCTTGCACTCGTTTCCTCGGATTTTCTGATCAAGAGCGCTAGATATAGCACTCCTGCCCAGACAGAGCCGAGGACGAATGTGAGCACCCCTAACCAGAGTATAACCTGGTTAATGGCGATCAATTCTCAGCACCAAGAATTTTGGTGATGTTAGCACCAGACGAAGCATTTAGCCAGGCAATAAAGCCATCGACTACCTGCTTCTGTTCAGCCACGGTATAACCCGTGGGAGGAGTGTCAAAATTAATACTGACACTCATCGAGTACTTAATGTTAGTACTGCTGATCAGAGGGTCTGGAGCAATCTTCGAGTGCGACAGTCGTACATAGTGACGGCTACGCTTCGCAGTTTGATTGTGCGAAACATCCAGTCGCACAGTGGCGTCATCCTTTTGGAATGCACCACTGTTCAGTGCCATGCTAATTCGCGGAAGCGAATTTGCAACAGCATTGATAGTAACTGACTGAGGATCGGAAAGAGCCATTAGCATCTCCTGTAGGGTTATGAAGCTTTTTGAGCTTCGTTTACCTGCACACGAAAGTGAACAGGGTTTCTGAAATAGCTTTTGGCTATTTCAGGATGCGGGGGGCTCGGGTCATCCCGAGTGCCGCGAGGATGGACCATTGCGGTGCCGTAAAGGTCGCCGTATCAAGTCCAAAGCCGAAAGGTGTACTCTTAATGCGCCTCATCCTAAAATAGGTCATGCGTGTAAACGCTGACTTCTTATAGGTTCCGTGAGGAGTAATCGGATGATTACCGCTTACGGCATAAAGCGCATTAACGGATACCCGGTCGATGACCGTAAGGTATCCGTATCGGAGTACTAGGCCTTCACTGTCAAATCGGGTGGCAACACTAATGTTTGCCTGTAGCCCGACAAGCCAGTCGATAAGCCATGACCATGGAGTAAGCTCCCAGAGAACTTCTGGAGTGAGCCTAGTACCAAGAAGTACGTTTGCACGTGCTTCAAACGCCGAGAGATCCTGCATAAGGGTCCCATCGAAGTTAGGTACGTAGTAAGTAAATGCTCCGGAGAACGATGTTCTGCGCTCTGCATTTACAGCTACCTCTAAATCGGCTGCCGCAACAGAAGCGGTAAATCCGCCAGAGAATGAACGAATCAGCGAACCATCTGGAGCATAAGAGCTCAAGAAGGCCGCATTTCCGCCATTCACATTCGCACCGGTGAAAACCTGTGAGAACTGTTGTGGAAACAGAGATCTGCGTCGTCTGGTTATTTGACCAGAGCCTGCTGCAAAGTCCTGCAAGATCTTCGAAGCGTTAAGAAGCGCTTTTACAATCTTGACAGTATCCGACACGAGTGGTAACCACCCGAATTGGACATTGAGATATTGAGATCCAGCGGACCTCGCTATTTCAGTGCCCTCTCTCAACGCCCTTATGACGTTGAAAGTCGGCAGCCCGGAAAGAAGAATCTCTCCGAGAGCTGTTGCAGCCGATGCATTGGGACGGTTCGGGGCCGCTGCGTTAAGCAGACGGTTTCCCGAATTGTTGTCAGAATTGGTTCCAAAGAACCAATCAGGATCTGGATCCGAGTTCCCGTTTCTAAAACCATTATAGTTATAGAAGAAATCGGGGTGGAGGTGTGAAACCCTCGTCACCCGATCGGGAGGGCCCGAATCGTAAAGATCCATGTATCCGCCATCATTAAAGCCACCATCTCTGGTAACTTTAATTGTGGTAAATGGATGTCCGACATCATAAGTTACGCGATGAAGAGGATTTTCCTTATCTTGATTCTGGAGTTCAATGAACTCAGCAGAATTAGACGGGATGATTTCTTCATCGCCCTTACGTCCTCTACTTCGATAAGAAGTAGTCTCTTGGGAGTCAATCCAAGCAAGAGTGTTATCAGCAGTACGCGGCACGGTAGGAACAAAAGTTCCTGATCCAGCCGGACTTTGATAACGGTGTACTTGCAGCCGCTTGGCTACAGTACGCTTGCTTTTATAGAAGCCTCCCACGAAGGTCACCTTTCAGTTAGATAAGGAAACATGGTAGGATACTACTGTATACCATGTTAGCGAGTTATTCATGAACTTATGGTTCGGAATAACAGCTAGTGCTGGCGCCACCGAAAGGTGGCG